TGCATGTTAGGTTCCTTGCCACTGAAACGTCCAGTAGCCGTTACACTTTGTGTAAGAGTAGCGTGTAGGAAACCGTCATCCTTTGAGTATATACCTATGCCATCTACAAATGTGGATAGATAACTTCTGATAGCAGTGAAGCGCAAGTAATCCTTAAGAAAATCTACTACCTCATATTTTTTGTGTGTCTTAGCAGTAGATATTAACAACTGTATATTTTCTTTACTAGTGCTGAACCCGTTAGCACTAACCCACTTCTTGTTAGGTGCAGAAAATTTTAGCCCAGCAACTTGCTGTGTCTGAGTTAATCGAAAACCACGAGAGTCACAGTCCTTACAATTATTAGGCTTAGCAAAACGGGTTCCATCTTTCTTGGTCTTGTACGTCTTACCTAACCCTTCACATGTTGGGCAGGTAAATGCCTTGGTGCGATAGATGGGATGGCTATTAGCCTTTACTGCTGAACGAAACTCTGTAGGATTATTTGTAAACTCAAACAACTCAGCCCACTCTTTCTTATTATTCATGCAAACACTAAATACAACCTGTGACATTTGCTCTGGTGAACTTATGTTAATAGGTGTGTCGCCCATCAGCTCACGTATCTTTTTATTTAGACGGGTCTCTAGCTCAGAACGCTCATCCTCAAATTGCTCACGTACCCGCTCTAGTTCATTGAGATCCACCCTGATTCCTGACATGTACATTCTGGTGAGAGTTTTACAGGTTTGGAAGGTGACTTCTCTGACTGTAACAAGAGAGGAGGATTCCTTTTTAGCATAGTCTGCTTGGATGCTGTGGAACAACTCACTAGTTGTGAGCAGGTCAGACCTAAGATAAAGGCTAAGCTTACTGAGATCAGTCTCATTTGTGTTGATACCTTTCTTAATACATGTGGATAAATAATCCTCCTTTTGCTCTGCTAATTCACGGCGTATAGCACAGGCACTAAGTGATTTAGGTACCTTCTGCCCACGCAATAAAATATATTCTGCAAGCATTGTGTCGTATATTTTACCCTCATACACAAAGCCACTCTCCCATAACCACATCAAGTCATGCTTAGCGTTGTGCATGATAAGTAGAGTTGTCATATCTAAAACACTCTGCACTAAATCCCTGCCAGAGCCTGAAGTGTCTTTAGCATCATTGTGATCTAAGTTTACAATATGTAACTCTTCTTTATTGTCAGCATTTAACATGCCAACCTGAGTTAGTGTATTGTTAGGCTCAAATGGATCATTAAAGATCTTACCATCCCTCCAAGTAACACTATTCTCAACGTCTAATACTAATCTCATTGTACCTCCTAAGCTGTATAGATAGAACGTGAGCCATCTAAAACACAGGTTATCTTTCCTTGATAGCCATTTAGTTTATTCTTAGCAAGGTTAAGATATCGTACTGGATCTTCATCCTGCCCCTCTACCTGTGCTGCCTTGCCAATAAGTACCATAAGATCTGCTTCTGCAGCTTTACCTGTCTTACTTCCCTCCATCATAGATTGATTAGGGTCTGTTCTACCCTCTGCCTCTGCACTTAACTGCGACATCCATATTACACAACAGTCATATTGCTTTGCTATGTTACGGGCATGAATGGCTGCAGCCTTGAGTGTGATGTCGCTACGCTCAGTCTTCATGTCTGAAAACTTATCACCCATGTCTAACACTACAACATCAGGCTTCTCCTGTTTAACTACAGATTCAACCCAAGACATGCCCTTGCCTGTACTCTCCTTGAACATGATATTCTTACGTACTGGCTCATACCGTTTACGTGCTAGGGCTTGGTTCTCTCGTACCTCCTTCATTGTCATGTTAGCGGAAGCACTAACGTAGCGCGCAGCCACACGTGTATAAGCCTCCTCGTTGCAGAGTATAACACAACGCGCACCTTGATGTGCAAAGCCACCGTCTGCAGCTATAAGTGAGGCATGAAAAGAAGTCTTGCCTGTGTTAGGACGTGCACCTACTACAACAAGATGTCCACCACTAACACCCTCAACCTTACGGGCTAAAGTAGATATATTAAATGACCAGCGTGACTCAAGAGCCGTAGCATCTAGGATAGTATCTAGATCGTCATCCTCCCAATCAACTCGTAAGTTTGGCGTAAAGTCGTTCTTATATTCCTCAAGTAAAAGCCTCAAGGGTTCCAGGCTATTTTCTGTACCATTAACGTAATCAAACCCAAGGTTAGCTACAACATCCCCAACGTGCTGCTGGAACAAGTGGGAAAGTGTATCCTGTGCTATCTCCTCCTTTATAGGCTCAGCAATATCTATGCGCCTAAATAATGCGTCATAGGCTGTGCGTGTTGCTGTAGTCATACTCTGATTCATACGGTTGAATACAGCCTGAAGGTCTTGAACATTCATACTGCCATCATAGGTCTCCATGGCACTATCTAATGCTTGTTTAATCTTACGTACATCTTTACTAAATATCTTATCAGGGCAACGTATGCCCTTGTGTTGATTATAAAAGTCACGGTCAAGTAGTGTCTTAATTAGAGCCAGTTCCATCATTATTTTTCTCTCCTACGAAAACTCTGTATATAACTTCAAGGGCCACTAGAGGCCACAATAAAGCAAATTTAATAGGGCCAGAGGTCTCCTCCTCAGGGTCTTCTGGCTCTACCATGTGATATAGTAAGGGTGCAGCTAACACATACATTGTAAAAGCGCCACCTAAAAAATACATTCCTTCATTACTCATGTCTTACCTCTAAATAGTACATACCTTCTTTACTATTATATGCTGCCATAATATCTAAAAACTGTTGATGACTCATAGTAACCACCTGATGAGTATTCATGTCTGGCTCAAACTGCCGTATAAATACATCACCATCATCACCTAAAATCACCTCTACATCCTCATACATATTATCTTGGTCTAGCGTTGTAATTACCACAGCGTCTGATTCAAACTCAACTGTGTACATCTGATCCCTCCGCAACAAGTATGTTAACGTGTGCTACACTCCCTTCTACTCGTACTATCTTAAACTCTAGCCCTGCCTTTGTTAGTAGTAGCTTTAACTGCCCTACAGGTATCATGACTTATCCTTTCCATCTAAGTGTATCAGTCTCTCCAAGTACCACTGTGACTTCAATAGATCCTCTTGCTTATTCTTATACCGCCAGCGGTGTAGATACTTAGCAATGTTACCACGCAAGTAGCCTATGTACTCCTCTGTAGTTAGGAAGTCTTGGATGTAATCAATACATTCAATCTTTCCTTTACCATAATGCGCTGGGCTGTTCACGTTGTCTGCTGTGTGCTCTGCCAATACACTCTCCTTAAATGCTTCTTCTTCTGCTAATAATTTCTTCCACTGACTGTTAATCATTCTTCCTCCAAACAGAAACCACACCATGTGCCTCTACTTGCATTACCACAACTAACACACTTGCGCCATGCATTCTTTTTCTCACGATCTTTAGATGCCTTACGTTCCTCTTCATTCATGGGTCTAATATGTGTGAAGTCTGCCTCTAAGGGCCACTCATTGTCTGTCATTGTCTGTCTCCCAGTATAGTCCCGCCTTAACTAATGACACAAACCCCACGTTAAAGATAGCCATAAATGTCTCAGGGTCACACTCTACCTGTAGCGTAGCACTACCGTCTTCATGCTCAGTTATTTCAGTTATCTTTACTTCACTCATTCATCATCCTCCGTTAGTGCATCCCATGACACAGGAAATAACTCAATCATCTTGTGGTCAATCTGTCGTGCTACCTGCCTTGTCTCTGCCTGTGTGTCAGTCTTACAACGTAGGTTACACATATCAGCAAAGGCATCCAAGCTACCTGACCAATACCACTCCGTCATCATAGACTGCGGCAGAACCATCCGTGCTTGCTCTGGACAGACCCCATTATCAATCATTCCTTTGTAGTTCCACAGGCAGTCTGCAAAGAGTAGTTTAGCGTTTCCACCCCAAGAGCCTTCAACAGTTCCAGTAGACCCTTGCTTCTTGTCAGCACTACGACCACGCCATAC